ATTGAACACTTGCTTTTTGTCAAAGCTGAATAACCATTCACCTACTGAATCGGTATCTTTCCACCAAATCTTATCGTCTGTATTGTTTTTATACCATCTATCACTTGACACTACCCGTCACTCCTTTCTTTTGTTTATTGGTTGCAGTATTTATATACCCCAAAAGTTCTTTAAATTCGCTATTCGCCTTAAATGAATCTACTTCCATGAGAACCACTTCTTTCTCCCATACTTTTCCGGCAAATCTATCAACAGTCTTTCTACACCCGAATCTTTTCTGCAAAGTGGTCACAATGGAACCATACCTGTCAAACGGCATCCACCCATTCTTTATTGCAGACTGAAGTTCAAGATATTGTAACCCATCTCCTGTATTTCTGACGATTGCAGCGTGTCTACCGACGCTCATGTAGTACTCTTTGTCTAATTCTAAGTCACGAAGAATTTTTGCTGTGTCGGATGCCTCTTTTTTCACCTTGAGTATTTCACCCTTTACATTCGGCAGATCTAACATTTTTTTGATATTAGTGTTCATTGAAAAGAAAGACTGTGAGCTACCACCTCTGAAATCCAATACATCCAATCCTGCTTTATTGCCTATATATGCAAAACCGAGTGAAGAACACGAACCTCTCGTCTTATCACCACCTGCCAATCTGTCAATAATCTCATCCGGCGTTAATGGCTTTTCTAAATCCTTAACTTCACGGCAAACGACTTTATTAACTTTCAGTCCTTCCATCAGTGACTCATATGCCTCTGAATGTCCTTTTGGTACTTCCATTGTATCAGCATCTTCCGGCAGCTGACAATATTTCTGCTTAAATTCTTCAAAATCCTTTGATTTATCCAGTCCGAAAAATGCAGCACGTTCTTTCAGCTCTTCCAGCTCATCCCCATCCAGCGCCCATTTTGCACGTTGCAGTAAACAGCACCGACAGTTACAGACGTTCTTTGCAGAACCGCCAACACCCGGTGCTTGCATTTTCTCACCGCCAACATCAAACGGTTCATCAATTTCCCTGATCTGTCCGTCACATTCCCGGTGTTCATCCCTTGTACGTCCGTCAAGCGTGGAATCCCACTGTTTGACTATATCAGCACCTTTTTTCTTTGCCCCATGCTGACCGTCAAGGGCTGCTTCATTCTGTATTCTATGTCCTTCCGTCCGGGCAATACGAATTGCATTATTATATGCCTTACGAAAAGGACTGTTCATACCCTTAGCAATCCTTAGTGCCATTTCATTCCAAGATGAACCACTACTGATTCCTCTTGAAAGTTCAGCACGAATTGAACGTTTCAGATAATCAACATCTTCACCTAAACGCTTATACAGACCGCTTGACAGTTTACTGTTGGTTTTCAATGCTTTGACAACCTGATCTTGCTGAATTGGTATTACAAGCGGTATGCCTGTACTTTGCAAATCATAGAACATACCAACATAACCGTTGATATATGACTGTTCCAAGTAATCAGCAATGGTTTTAAATTGACCTTCATGTAGGTCATAAAGCATTGCTTCAAGCTGATCAACCATCATTTGCTGATATTCCTTTTGGTATACTATACTTTGCAGATTTTCAAGATCTGTCCTTGCAGACAGTTCCCTAATTTTCTGTTCACAATCCTTTTTCGCCTGTTCATATACCAGTTCTAACAGCTTGATTACTTTCTTTTCATCATTAAGCTGTGCCTGTTGTACTTCCTTCTGTGCCTTGTTCACCTATTCCACCACCTTCATCATCCGGTATAATAGAATCAAGATCATCTTGCACCTGCTGCACCTTATCAGCTTCATTATCCGGCAACTTGTCCTTCACCTTTTCATAATCAATATCAAGAACATCACAAATATACTGAATCGTCAGATCATCACCAAAAATCTGTGCCAGTGATAACAGGGTGTTGATTTGTACCTGTTGTTTCTGTGCTTCTGTCAGATCATTCTGTTCATTCTCCTGTTCATTTGACATCACTTCGTGAGTGAACTCAAAATAAACGTCATCAACCTGATAGTCTGTACCGTTCTGCTGATTGATTTCATTAATGCACACCGCCACAATCTTACGCAAGAACCGCTTGATGTTCCTTTCAAGGTGTTTACATCTAAGGTCAAGCAGTGAATAGGCTGCCTTGATTGCAATATTGGTTGTTGCTGATGTATCTTTCAGACTTGACAAGTTCAACCCCATACCAAAACGGTATATGTTCTTTTCATCCAGTTCCAACTTAACCTTCCGGGCCTCATACGGTACATCCACCGTGTGTACTTCAATACCGCCATCTGAACCGACACCAACTATCTTTTTTGTCTTAAGATTCTGCTGCAGTTCATCAAGGTTATCACCTTCAAAACCTTTGACCGCATATAATGGGTGATCAAAGTCAATGAGGTTGTTGGAAAGACTGGAAGCCATCAGGTCATAATCATCAATCAGATCTTTTACAGCTTTCAGATTGCTGATCTGTTTCTTGTTATTATCCAGCCGGAAGAATGGCAGAAATCCAAGACTCTCAAAGTAAGTGTTATTATCACCGTCCACCTGATACAATATATGAGGCCGAGGGTTTACCTTCACTAAGGTGTCCTTTTCAATCTCACCGTTTTCATCCTGAACGTAATAAACAACCTGTTCGTCATCCCAGTCCATGATCTTTTTGATTCTGTGACCTTCCTTGTCAACCCGGTCAACATACCAATAGATCACATGGTCTTTTCTGTCCTCTGCAAATCGTGCCTCTACTTCCACAACGCCGATACTGTCAGCACAAATAAATTTCAGCTGATCTTTGCTGTCTTTCATAGCGTACATATATGCGAACCCTTTTGTCTGGCAGTCTGTGATTGCTTCACTCAGCTCATCCACAAAATCATCATTGTTGTTGAATCTGGAATCAAGCTCACTCTGTAGTGCCGGATCATCAGAAAAAACAAAACCGTCCGATCCTGACAAGGTGTACTGTGTTCCCTGTTCTGTCAGTTCCTTAAAAAACGGGTGAGGGATCCTTACATTTGCCCGACTTGTGTCTTCCACAAGCTGACCGTCCTGGTTGAAATAAAACATTCTGTAATTTTTAATATCATGATCGCCATCATAGTAACGTTCACCTATTCTTGCAAAATGCTTTTTCACTGATGCAGCATCTTCATCAATGAACATCTTGATTTCATCAACTGTAAGCACCTTATCACCTCTTTCCTGTTAATCTATACAGTTAAGTCCCTGAAATACTTTCAGGATTTTCGGGAACTGTACCGCAATCCACTGTACCAGCTGTTCATCATTACAGTATTCCGCAAGTCCACACTCATTAAAAAAAGCATGAATCACTTCATGCCTCAACACTTCATTGTATCTGGTTCTCTTATCTTCTTTTGATGCTGACGGTTCCAGCATTTTCTCCATTGCTCTAATCTTTATCAGCTTCGTGTAGATTGCACACTCACCGTCATGCAATGTCTCTTCCAGTGTCTCATCATCTCTGATCAGACCATATTCTGTACCTAAAATTAACATTTTGTATACCTCCCGGCTAAAATAACCAGCCGTTACCTTTCTTGATATATTTTTCCAATGCATACCGCATTGCGTCCATAAGATGATTGAAGTCATCAATAGGTCGGTTCAGTTTATTACCGAACTTGTCCTTGTCCCACGTATAGTTGCTGATCTCGGTCAGGAAATTAACACACCTCGGATGTATGATGATCTCATAGTCCTGAATGAACTGAATACCGCTGTTGATGCTGTCCTTACCCTTTTCAGCCCCTTTGATTCTAAGACCATAGCCTTTCAACTGATCAATAGACTTTGGTTCTGCAGAATCTGCTGTGATCCTCTCTTTCGCATATCCCATATCAGTAATATTCTGATATATTCGCTCATTGGAAAGACCTGCTGCATACATTTCATCATATACGAATATCTTTTTGTTCTTCATGTCGATGAATCCACAAAACAATGCAGAAGGGTCATTTGTGTAACCAAAGTCAAGACCAAAAGCTGAATCAATACTGTATTGCTGCCTGATCTGTTCCAGTGTAAAGGCTTCTTCATGCCAGTTCTCATATACAAGACCGTCAACAATACCCCAGTCACCAAGACCTGCGACCGCATAACGTCTTGGGTTCTGTTTCCGCATGGTTTCAAAAACCTTAAGATCGGCTTTATCTAACCATTCGTTGCACTTGTAGTTTGTGGTCAGTGCAAGGGTTTCATCGTCAGGGTTGTCAAAAAACCGCTTCTTCAACCAATGGTGTTCGTTCCAAGGGTTAAATGTTACGGTAATCTGTTTGAACAGGTCTGAACCTTCCGGGATTGCACCACGAATAGATTCATCAAGCATATTGAAATCATCCTCTGAACTAATTTCATATGCTTCTTCAATCCACATCCAACACAATACACCCTGATCAACAGTGATTGATGTTACTTTTAGTGGGTCATCCAGTCCTCTGAAATAAATCTTTTGACCTGTTGGTTTATACGTCATTTCAAGTGGTGACTCTTTTATATCCCAAAAAGCATCAACACCAAGTCGATGTATAGCCCATTTCAATTCAGTAAAACAGGAATCCTTTAGTGTTCTGTAAGTTTTTCTGACAACTAAGGTGTTCGCATCAGGGTACTTCATCATATTGGTGATGTACCATAATGCTGTAGTCTTTGACTTCTTAGATGCACGTGAACCTTTGACTGCCCGGTATCTACCTTTCCACCGCCAAAATGTACCGTAACCTTTACCGACTACTTCCGGGAGACTCACATTGACCTTACCTGACTTTGTAGCCTTGTAATCTTCCGGCATCAGAATGAACTTCTGATAACCAAATACATATTGACTTGATGGCTGTCTGTATTTAGTCCTCAAGTGCGTCTGCTCCTGAGATAACAATAGGGGCTGTCACATTCACATCTAACTTATCATTCCACATCCCAAGATGTTTACCAAGCAGTTCAAGGGCTTTGAGTTTAGAACCAATCTTGACCTCTCTTTCAACACTACCTCCGAACTCATTGTCAGACTCCTTGTATTTGATTGATTCAATACAGGAAAGATCATCCGGACTCGCATCTGCTTTGATCTCACCGTTGCTGTTGACTACATCGGTCATTTTCACAAATGCAATCTTCGCCAGTTCTAAAACAACGCGATCCTGATTGACTCCGGTTCTTCGTGACCGTTCTGCCATCTTTCGTGCGATATACTCCTGAACACTAACATTTGCTAACAATCTCGCTCCCTGTTCATTTGCCGTCCTTGCTGAATACCCCGCCCTTATTGCCGCCTGTGTTGCATTCAGATCAATCAGGTACTCATCACAAAATCGTTTCTGCTTTGCCGTAAGTCTTGCCATTCTGCAACACCGCCTTTCTGAATTTTCTAAATTTTCTATGACAAAAAGTGCTGTAGGGTACAAGGAGGCACACCATACAGCACAAAAGAAATTGACAATATA